GCATCTGCTGTTGCTCAGGATTGGGTTGCATCATCTCATCCAACTTGGCAATCAACTCCATTCGGTTGCTCAAACTGGAGTTTGCAACGATTCCCTTCAAGATAATCGGCAAAACAGGGGTTTCTGCACCCAAAGTCTGCAACAAACCAATGAATTGCTGTTGCTCGTACTCTCTGGCAATGATGCCAAGGGTGGCAGTTGGGATAAAGTTCATGTCTACTGAAGGGTAACGCTCTGGATCGAATTGCATGAACCTGAAAGCCGCCTTTTTGATGAATGGAATCAAGAAATCTTCTTGGAAATTCACCAAAGTACGCTTGTATTTCTTGATGATGGAGGCAACAGCCATCGACATACCGCCACCAGCACCATCACGAGCCGATTGACTGACCATTCCTTGAGAATCCAGCGTACCAGTGGCTTGTAACAGCATTCTTTCAAAGGCTTGGGCAGTGGCAAGGTTGTTCGGGTCGGTCTGACCAAACTTGAATGGGTACAAAATCTCGCTAGGAGAGCCATTTGTCAGGATTGCCTTGCCCGGCTTGACTTCAAACTTAGCACCACGAGGCAAACGAGTCGCATCCATCGCAATCATGGGGCTTGTGGTCAGTGCCAATGAGTCTAAGTGACTGCGAGTCTGTGCATCAATGGCTTTTTGCATATTGAATGCCTTTTCCACTGTGCCACGACCCAACAAACGATTCGGAACAGTATCATCCTGATAGGACAAAACAGGTCTGTCCTTCATCATGTAAGGATTTTCCTCAGCTTTGAGGAGCAGTCCATCGTTGGCAATCACGACAATGGCTTCCACCATGTCGGTGTAGTCTTCAGCGGCTGAGTTTTCGGGGAACAACTCAACGATGTCCTTGTTTTCCTTCATGTTGTTGAGGTACTCACGAGGCACAAGACCATAGTAGGTCAGCAAAAGCACCTTTTCATCCTGATACTGACTCACTTCTTGGGTAGGCTCAAGGTCAGTGTCTTCGTAGGTGGGCGTGATGTCTACCTTTCGGTAGATGCCTTTCTCGATGCCAGCCACAATCTTGTGGATTGAGACATACTTCTCGATAGCCACGCCCATGCAGTCATCAATGGATGTGCCATTAGGGTCAAAGAGGAAGTTCTTTGGGTTGACAGGCATGATCTTGACAGCAATCCTGTCTCTCTCAATCACCCCAATGGCGGCTTGTCCCATCTGATTAGGGATGGGCTGAGTCGCAGGGATATATTCTTTCTCAGTCTTGACAACAATCTCGCCTATGCCTGTGCCGTAGATTTCTGCCATCAACTCAATCTGGTCAATACTCTTGCGAATCTTGTCCTTCTTGAAGTCTTCCATGAGTTGAGCCTTAATCATCTCAACATCAATGGGGTTGCCGTTGACATCTTGGATATTGTCCTCAATGTCAAAGAACTCTCCTTGACCAAAGATAGCTTCCATGATCTCAGCATGACGAGTCTCAACTGCTTGCTGAGTGGCAGGGGTTACGATACGGCTACGCTCAGACTCACGGGTTTTGTCTTCAGAAGCCCATTGACCTCGGAAGATGCGCTCATACTCTAGCCAATCAGGGAGGAAGTTGACATCTCGGTAATCACGCCATCTCTGGCAATGGTCAACAACAAAATCTGTCAGTTCTTTATCAGCCTCCGTAGGCTCGTAGAAGTCGTTTTGACCTAGTTTTTCTGTTGCCATAGTTTTATCCGATTGTGCTTTCTAACAGTGGATTCCTAAAAGGGTCAGCATAGTCAAGACCGCCAGAGGCAAGCATCTCAGGTGCTTGCTCCGCAGATGCTAATGGTTGACCTTTTTTGATACTTTCCTTCATTTTAGGTGTAATGTCAATGTAGCGGATGGGTTCTTGTACTTTGTTTTGCTTTAAGAACTCACGAACATATTTACTATCCTCGCCTTTTTCCCAATTTGATAATGCTGTTGAACTTCCACCAACATCACTATGATTTTTAGCAAACCAATCTCTAAAATATGCCCAAGATTTAGGTGATGCTTCAGTACCTATCTTTGTCTCACCAACCTTAGCATCCCATTTCTTTCCATATTTTTCTAAAAACTTGGGATAAACCTCGTCATAGTATTTCTTCATCCCCTCGCCACCAATACGCAAATCTTTTCCAACCAAACTCTTGGTTTGTCCTTGAGCAACATTTGTTATTTTGTCCGCCATTTCTTTACCAACAACATCACTCAATCGTTTGCCAGCAAACTCGCCTTCTCTAACAACACCATTCTCAACTTCTAATGCAATTTTTTGACCACCAATAACATCAATATCAACTAACTGCAAATTTGGTACTCCTGCAACAGACTCGACATCAATACTGTTGACTTCATTGCCTAAGTCATATCTCTTGGCTTGCTGAGTTCCAGTAGTCAATCCAACTCTTTCATACCCATTGTCAGCGGCATATTTCAATATGCGCTTTAAGGCAAGTTGATACCATGTATCTTTAAAAGGTGCGTCTGGTACGCCACCGACTGTTTCATTTAATCTGTTAATGGCTTGATTTGTAACGCTACCTTTGCTGTAATCCTTAGCAAAAACATTGCCTTGAGGGTCTAATACTTCATAATAAGTGTATCCATCTTTGTCGGTTTTTGATTGAACCTTATAGTCATTAGGTAAATCTTTGAATTGTCCTGCATATCCTTTTTCCCGACCAGCTTGATGCCAATCAGATTGAATTTCCTCAACCAACAGCATCTTCTTACCATCAGCATCGATGCGGTCATTGACCCTCATGTGGGCTAGGATGTTGGGTTCATTGAAATGAGATGAACGATATTCGGGTTTAATTGGTGTTCGTTCTTCTTGCAATAATTTTTCATACATTGCGTTATCTTCTGGCGACCATTGATTTCTTGGTGTATTACCACCATATTTTTTGCCGACTACATTTAAAAATTCTTCCATTGATGTTTTAGAAGATGGCAACTTCAGCAAAATCTCACGATAGTTTTCACCGCCAGCTAGTTGGTATCTGCTATATTTTGTCGGCATCGTCTCTGGCACAACATAAGCCGCATCAGCTTCAGCATCACGCATATTTTGTATTTTGCCAAGCCTATTCCTTATATCAATATCATCATTCTGCATTCTATTAGCTTGTCTTAGTTCTTCTTCTGCTAGGTTGAATGCCTCGTAATCTTGTGCAGTGGGCATATACCCATCTTTATTTAACTGATAAAGCATCTCATCATATTTTGCTGTTGCTAATTTGAGAGCATTTCTTTTTTTGGCGGTGATGTTATCAAGTTCACTATATAACTGCTGTATCTCTGTCTCATACTTGTCAAATATTGCTTTACGCTTTGCAATACCAACAGGGTCTTCAACAGGAGTTTCTCCCAATCTCACCTCTTGCAAATCAATCTTGTTGTTTGCAATGAAGTCTTGCACCTCTTGCTTGGTCACATTAGGTTTATCTTTAAGGAAGTCATCCAACCCAATCCACGAGAGTTCATCCTTCTTGACATCAGGTGCTTTCATCAGGTCATTGAGGAAAGCCTGACCAGTACCCTTATTTCTTTGTAAATTCATTGCCGCCTGTTCAGCCGCTGAGTAGAACCCTAACTCAGATACTGGTGCTTGAGGTTTTGGCATCATGGCATTAGGCTCAACCGCAAACAGTGATGACCTTGGTTCAGCAAACATACTAGGAAGACTTGATCTCCCCATCGCTACATTCTCAGCAATACCTTGACCGATCATCCTTGCACCAGCACGACCAGCTCTAATACCAAGATTTGCCGCCTCACCAACCAAAGGCGCAACTGCCATCCCCGCAAAGACAGTTTCTTCTCTTGGCTTTAAGGTCATGCCAGAACCTGTAGTCAGTGGCTCACCATAGGAGATGCGTTCAGCAGTCTTTTGGACATCACCAACACCCATCACATTAAAGAGAGGGTTTCTGTTTGCATAAAGCAAATCCAATGAGGGTATGCCAGTTCTAGGCATGGATGGCATATTCAGAGTGCGACCCAATACATCAGAGAATAATCCAGAGATGAAACCTCTAGGGGTTGCTTGCATTTGGTCATAAGGTCTGGTGTCTACAGCTTGTGGTTGTGGATAACGCAAATCCTGTGGTGTCGCAAATGGGTCTTCACCACGAGCCAATCTTCCCAAAGCATATTGCTGTGCCTTGCTATATATCTCTTGTGTAGGCTCACCGCCAGAACGCAACAGGTTCAACTCATCAGCAGTCAGAGTCGGCACAATCAATGGATAACGAACAGTTCTACCGCCAAAGTCTGAAGATGCAGACAATTCTGTCATTGGCTCTTGCATAGTTCCAACATTGCCAAGGTAACCTCTACCTTTGGCAGTGATGGGTTGGTTCACGCTTTCAGCGTATCTAAAACCATAAGGCGCAAGACCCTGATTATCACGACCAGTAGATAGCCCATACATAATGTCTCGACCCAATGGGTCAGCACCAAATATATCTAAGCTATCTTCTGTTGCCATCTATACCCCGCTAATGATGTCGATTGGTTGCCACTCGTCTTCATCATCTGCCTCAAAGTATGAGGTTATAGACAACTGATCTATATAACTTAATGCATCAGGAAGATCGTCATGCACCCCTTGGGATGGGTACATCAGTAACTGGTCAACAAACTCCGACCAATCCTCATCCTTGTTAAGCACGATTCTGCCATGCTCAAACCTTCCTTGCAATGCCCAAATGATCCGATCTGACTTCTTGCGATTGCCATGCGTCAAATCCACAATATGAGCATATATGTTGGATTTTCGCATTAAATCACTCAAATAGGGAAGTACCGCATTTTTCAATGCCCCACGCTCAATCCCAATGGATAGGGGTTTGTACTCCCTGATCGCCAACAAGATGTTGGCGGCAGTCGTCCTGATATCCCACCGACCATACTCAATCTTTTCAACATACCACTTGCCATCCTCGGTCACCTTCACCACCGCAATGGCACTCTGGTCTAGCCTCTTCTTAGAGTTAGCCGCTTGCTTTGCCACCTCCTCAAACCCCGCCAAGTCCACCGCTATGAAGTAAGACCCCTGTTCAGGTATCTCACCATAACGAATCCACTCTTCCTTGAAGACATCAGACCCCGCATTGTCAAAACTGGCAAGGTATTCCTGTTTGAACGCAAAGGAACTCAAGGTTTTCTTGGCACTTTCAATCTCTGTCGGGTCAATCAGTGGGTTATCCTTGGTGGTGAAATGCCACGACTTCCAATCAGGGTCTTCACCCTCCTGACCCAAGTTGTACAAATCATAGAACCAGTTCCTCCCCTTCGGTGTCCCGATGAACATGGCACGACCACGCTTGTCCGACAAAGATGCTCGAATCACCTGTTCCCAAGTCTCAGGCTTAATGTCAGCCACCTCATCCAAGACTGCGTAAGTCAGGCTGACACCTCGCAAGGTGTCGGGTCTGTCCGAACCCCTGACATATATCTTTGCGCCATTGATTAGCGTCACCTCCATGTTGTTGACATGGCTTGACTGAATAATCTCTCGCCCAATGTCTAGCAATACATCCCAAATGATCTGCCTCGCCTGACCCTGAGTCGGGGCGACATAAAGCACCGCAGAACCAGCGGGACAGCTCAAACCCTCAATCAATAAGGTGGTCACCGCTAACCTAGACTTGCCGCACCTTCGCCCCGCCACCACCACCTTGAACCTCGTCTTGTCAGCATACACCTCCTGTTGCCAAGGCAATAGCGCAAAGTTCAAATCAGCCATTCTTAGCCTCTATGTCCTGAATGTCATCTGGCTCAATGGTCGTTGCTGATACTGTAGGTGCGCCTATGCCAGTGATCGTGATGTTGACCGCACTCCTCTGGCTCTTATCCTTCTCAAACATGGATACAGGCAATGTCCTGTCCACGCACATTTTGATAGCCGCCATCTGTGCGGGGTGCTCATCATTCAACGCTATCGAAATCAGCTTCTCCACGACATCCTTGCCGCTGGACTTGATAAGCATATCCTTCAAGTCCTTGATCCTCTGGCTGTCAGTCTTGGGTAACGCTAAGTCAGGATTTCTTGCATACTCCTGTATCTGACGCTTTAAGCCATAGATGCCCTTGGGTCTGCCAGCTTTCTTCTTCTCTAACTGTGGCTGTGGCTGTGGGCTTTCATCTTGGATGCTGTCCATTTGCTCTATCTTCACGATTGTCCTTAGCGTTGTGGGCGTGATAGGGGTGGACTATAGCAAATTGTTGGTTGATAGTCTTCTTTTTTTCGTAGCGGATAGTGGGGGCTTCGCCCCTTTTTCTATTTTCGCTTTTTCGGTGGGGCGGATGTACCCACAATTTTCACCGACAGCGACCACCCCCTCCCCCCCATCAAAAATTTGAGAACTTTCTTCTGTGGATAACTCAGTTTGCAGATATGCGATTGTAAGTCGTTGATTTTGCTAGACATTTTCTGTAACTTACAAATCGCTGACAAAATCCATTTAATACAATCTCCATTATGTTAAGTCAAAATCAAAGAAAGCATTACAAACATCTGCAATCTGTGACAGGAAATGAAACCAACCTGTGCAAATGTGGATAACTTCCTTGCCGATCTGTGGATAACCTGTGGATAACTTCCAAATCGGTGGCTCGGCAACTGGCGGAGGCGGAGAAGGAAAGAGGCGGATGGTGCTTTATCGGGGTACTTTGTCATCGCAATGGGGTTTGGATGACAATTCCAGATCGTAACCAAGGATTGTCAAGACTCTAAGCCAACAATACCGCTAATCCTTGTCAGAATCTCCTACAGCAAGGTTTTCTAGGTCATCCTCATCAACCCCTAAGAAATCGTATAAATCGTTTCTAGGGCGGTGTCCAAGCCTCCATAGAATTGCATAGCAATCCAAGACCTCCTTGAAGCCTTTGGTAATGTTTCCCTTGCCAGCACACAACAGGATTGTCCTTTGTTCCTCAGTCAGCTTGCGCCTGAACTGGACAGTATTGATCTGAGGACTCGCCACCCTACTTCCTCGGTGGTGCGTTAAACAACTTTGGCGGTTGACTACCTTGATAGACCGCATCTAGATCATCTTCCATGTCATCGAACCCAGACCCAACAGGTGCAGTCTTCTTGAACACCTTAACCTGTGCAGTCGGTTCTAGTGCCTTCAGCATGAGAACCTCTTGCACCGATGGATCGGCTAGGACAACCTCAAACTCCTCCAATGTCCAGATCGTGTGCAAGTCTTTGCGTTCACGCTGTAGGTCAAGGCTTTCATTGATGGTCTGGACAACTGCCATGATTTTCCCATCTTGAGTTTTCCATTATCTTGCGCCCACTTCTCCAAAGCATCGTAGCCTTTGACCATGCCGTAGACCGCTTTGCGTAAACGCTGAATGTCTTTGGCATCTGTCGCATCCCAAACCCTAGCCATCTGCACCCAAAACTTCTCCCTAAACTCAGTGTCAACTAAAGTAATCAATCTCTCACAACCCCATTTCTGGTGATGTTTGTCTTTCCTTGCCTCAAGTTCAACCAAAACCGCATGAGCCTGAATATCCCAACTGGTTGGCTCATACCTCTTCACCTCAACTTGAGGAACATCTTTCTTCGACCTTAAACGACTCATTTTTAATTTCCTTCAACAAAAAGACAAAGAGACAAACCGACAGGGGACAAACCTCAGGTTTATAGACCTGAGGTGGTTTGTCCCCATTTCCTCAAGGGGACATTTGGGACATTTGTCCCCGTTTGTCCCCTTTGTCACTGGATACTTATACAGTGCCATAATGCTCCGAATTGGACTTCAACCAGACCCAACCAGACCCAATCACGACCTTATTCACGGCTACCAATCTCTCCCTAGCCCTCATCCAAGCCTTCTTAAAAGCCGCCTTATCATCCTCAGTACAACCCTTCATGCTCCAAAATTCAGACCTCCAATCATCCAAAGCCACTCCATACCGACTAGTACCTTCCACTTCACGATATGAGCCTTTAGCCTTAATCACTTTCATCAACGAATCCATCTCCAAACGCTGATTTCCACCACTGCCAGAGTTATTTTTGCTTCCCTTAGCGGTACTGTTTGCGATGTCTTGGTTAGGTCTGATAGCCAAACTGGTCAGGGTTTCAAAGCCCAAGTCCGATGTCCCAATCTCCACCAGAACGATCTCAATGCCCACTTCGATGGAATCAGCCCCATCCTTTTGCTTTGACACCTTGAGGATTGCATTGCCTACCACGCTGGAATCTCCTGAGTTGATGACCGAATCTTGCCTTTGAATCTCAAGTTCAGTGTCCACGGCACCAAGCAGGGAAGAGTGACCCCTCAAACCCTTAGAGACATCCTTCCCGCTGTGGTGGATGACCAACAACGCACACTCAAAGATTTCCTGTAGTTTGCCTGTCTGGGTGATGAATGCACCCATGTCTTCGGAGCTGTTCTCGTTAAAGCCGCCACCTGACATCCGCATCAGGGTATCTAAGATGATGAGTTCCAAGGGTTCATCTATCTGCGCCACCAGTTCATTGATAGCGTCTAAGAGTTCGGCAAAGTCCTCTGGTGACGATCTCAGGTTGAGTTGCGCCCTGATGATGTACAGGTTTGTCCCATCGGGACTCTGGTTCTGTATCTTGCAAGCCTTCACCCTTGCGCCCATACCGCCATGACCTTCACCACAGATGTACAGCACCGCACCCTTTTTGGGTATCCTGTAACCCATCCAATCCCGACCTGTGGCTATCGCCTCTGCCAAGTCAAGGGCAATGAATGACTTGTAACTGGCTGGCGGTGCATAGAGAGCTACAAATGCCTTCTTGGGCAATATCGACTCGACAAGCCACTCCACAGGCTCATCCTTGATGCTGTCCCAAGACTCGACAAGCAGTTTCTTTCGAGCACTAGAATGATCCTGCTCCTGTTCAACCTTGGGTTCATTTGTGTGGCTGAGTAGCGGGTCTGGGGTTGATTCAATCAATCTTTTAGGTATCAGAATGACATCTTCAGGGGTCAAGGGTTGTGACTTCTTGGCTTTGCTTGCCAATATTTCCTTCGTGCCTGAATACTTGTAGACAAACTCGAAAGCATCTTCCTTGGGCTTTGGCAACTCCAGATCAATGACCCTGATGCTTTTGACCCCACCAATCAGCGACTCCACAATCTTTGCGGCATAACTCCACCCTGCCGAGTCGTTATCTGGCACGACAACGACATTTGCGCCTAAGAAGTATTGGTTCAGGACAGGATTCCAACCTCCTGCACCAGCGTGCGAGGTGGTGGCTACGACCCCCAGACTGCACAAGGCATCTGCCGCCTTTTCACCCTCGCAGATATAGATTGCTTTTCCCTCGGCAACCGCCTGTAGCACCTCTGGGAGTCTGTAAGGCACGATTCTGCAATCTCCCAACTTGCCTATCCGACTGCCATCAGCCATGACCCTCAAGGTCTTATAGGTCTTGCCTTTGGCATCAAAGGTCTTGTAGCGTTGCTTAAGGAAGAGGGGTGTTTCATTCTCGTCAACATAGACCCACTCATTCTCTAGAACTGGTACTGATGGCATGATGGGTCTGACATTTGAAAGGTATTCTGGTCTGTCTGGTAGCTGTGGGAGCAAACCCATCTCCTTGATGGTGCTGAAGACTGATTGCTGATCGCACCCACCATGACACTTAAAGAGTATGTTCCCATCCTCACCATCTGTGACCGACAGGGATGGATTCTTGTCTCCATTGCCCTGACCATGATGAGGAACAGGACAACTTGCTAGGTAACCATTGCCTACCTTTTTTGCATTGCCTAAGGTAGTGGCTATTTGTTGTGCTGACATTTAGAGTCCAATTTACAAGAGACAAAAAAACCAGAGTTCTCCCCCGAAAACTCTGGTGCGGGTTGATTCAGTGATTAGTTGAACATCTCATCATCACTCATTGATGGTGCGGGTTTGCTAGGTGCGGGTTTGGCTACTGGTTTTGGTTGCTCCACAAACTCATCAGATGCAGATGCACCACCTGACAATGCTGCGGGTCGTGCTACCCAACTCACCACCTCAAAGATCGGGACTCTGGTTGTTCCTTTTCCGACCTTCTCAGGGCGACTTCCCTTGTACTCGACCACTGGCAACTTGTTGGGGTTAGCAGATGCCTGTGCTTGCACTTGTTTCCATAAGGATTCCAAGCCCATGTTTGACCCTGCACCATTGGCAGACCACTCGGCAACATTCATGGTCTTGTTATAAAAAGTTGCCTTGAATCCACGCTTGTGCTCCGCACTGGGTTGTGCGCCCTTTTGTCCCAAACCATTGTCAGGCAAGAACTCAAAGACACCAGTTGCAATCAGCATCCAACCTGTTTCCAAGTTCTCATGGTCAAAGACCGACTTCTGAAAGGTGAACTCACCATCTTGGTTAGTCCATGCATTTGCTTGCGGTGAAAAGCGAATGTAGTTACCACTACCACCGCCAGAGGAGAGATTTAAATTCATTTGATGTTTCCTTTTTGAAAGTTAAAGTTGTTGTGGCTCAATGCCACAGGGTTGGGGGATTCGGGGTTAGGATTATTGACTCAAACCTTTATCTCTGGCAAGTGTCAATCCTGAAGATATGCGGGAAGTTAAAGGTTCGATGGACTCCCTTAATCCTTTAGGCAATAGTTTCTCCGCCTGTGCAGGGGTGATGAGTTCGGTTTTCGTTATCTGTTCAGGCTTTAATCCAAGAAAAAGAAGATGCTTTTCTGCATCTTCCTCTGATGTCCATGAACGCAATGCTCTCTTAGGTGCGAGTTGCCATCCAGCAATCACCGCACCCTTTTCCATGCGTTTAAGGGCATGATCTCTGACCGCCTTGATGTAGTCCTCAACCATGTCAAACTTGTTCAGCAAGACGCTGATCTGCTCCTCTGTCAGCACTTCAACTGGTGGTGCAGAGTGAACCACCTCAACCATGTTTGCTTGTGCAGGGCAGATTGTCTTAGCGTTGCAGTATTGGCAAGCAGAGTCCGATGGGACAGGAGGGAATGCAGGGTTCAGCACATTCTCAATGGCAGGGGTCAAGATGTAGTGCTCCCAATCCACCAACTCTTGAGTTGTCATTGTGTGCTTGCGTACCTCGCCATGATGTGGCTGAATGATCCACAACTCAACAGTGTCGATGTCTTGGTATAGCCCACCAGACTCCATAGCCGCCAAACTGTAGAGTTTGAGTTGTTCACTCTCAGCATCAACATAGCCTCTACCAGTTTTTAAGTCAGCAATGATGAGTTTGCGTTTCTCTTTGCTGATTCCAATGACATCAGCAGTGCCACCAATCTTGTATGCAGGAGATTCTTGGTAGGGTAAGAACTTCTCAACCTGAACTGTTCCCTCTCCCAACTCGTACTCTATGTCCCAGATGGCTTTCAGATGCTGATGAGCAAATTCGCAATTCTCTTGAGTCATCAAGATACCTTCATAGACCTTGCCGACAAACCACATAGGGTCTAAATCCCTTTGATAGCAGTGCTCTGCCAATGCATGAATGGCAGTGCCAATCTTTGCCGCCTCTCCACCTTCAACATGAGGAACTTGTGCTGAGAGTCTGACTGATGCAGGGCAAGCAATTGTCCTAGCAATGCCTGATGGTCTGATGTTCAGTTGTTTTGTTGCCATGATGCTCTTTCAATGTGGTGATGTTCAATGAGTAATTGGTAAGCGAGTTGTCTGACCTCGTGAGATACCGCATGACCTAAGTCTTCTGGGTCAAGGAGACGCTTGAGGTAGACCACAGTTGCTTGGTTCTGCTTTCTTTCTTGTTCGAGTTGAGAGCCAAGCCAGACAATGTGCTCACGCAAGGTTTGCCGTTCTTTGTCATCCATTCCTGTACCCCCAAAGTGCAATCAAACAGGCATCTGATCTGCCATCATCCTTGACCCTTTTAAACAGGTTCATTTGCTCAGGGAACAGCTCCATTGCTCTGGCTCTTGAGCCATCCTTGCCCCCAATGACACCCATTGCCTTGATCCAAGTCTGTGGGGTCATCATGGTGGTCTTGATCTGCAAGGCTGTTAGGACTCCCTCGACAACTCCAAGACTTCTGGCTAGAGAAAAGACTGAAGTCACCCCTTGCCCACTCATCGCAAAGACCTTTTCGGTGAATGCCTCGTTGGGGTCAAATTCCTTGATGATCTGAACCAACTCAGGCACTGACACCTGACGCTTGTTCTTGCCGTTGCGGGTGAGGGTGACTGTAGGCATATCCTCAACCCTAACGAGTTCCCCATCAACAATCAGGGCTAGAGCACCATTCAGACCGCAGTCGATACCGATGGTGCGCCTAGTCATTTAACAACCTCTGTAGAGCCTTAAAACGAGCCTGAATCAGGGAATCCACCGACTCATCTAGCCGCCTGATGGTGGTGACAAGTGGTATTGTCTTTCCTGTGGCATATCGGGAGACTTGGGCAGGGTGAAAGCCAGCATGACGAGCTACATCGGTGATGGTGTAGCCAGCCATTTCAGCCTTTTCCCTAATGTTTTCAATGGTTTGCATGGTTTGTGTGTTCATAGTGTTGGGAAGTCTAAAGACTTTGAATCCATTGGTCAAGCCTTTTGTGATTGAATAGTTGAGTGGATTGTGGGGGATTGGTTAAATAACTGTTGACTGCCTGATTGACTTCTATATGATTGGCAACATCAACAACCCGATAGGAGAATTGAAGATGCGACAAATTGACGATTCAGAAGCAGAGGAGATCAAAGCGGAGGCTCGTCTGGAAAGACGCTACCGCTTTCAACTGCTCAACCACCCCGATTGCCGTGACCCAGACCACCCAACCTGTGAACTCTGTGAGGAGAATGATGATGACGCTTAAACAAACCCTTCAAGCCACCATAGTGGGCTTGATCCTGTCTGTGCCTTTCCTGATTGAGATTGCAAAGGAATTCATCAAATGACACCCCTCCAAGACTTCTGCCAAGAACCTCGGTCAATGGAAGAACTTGTCGAGGCTGATTTCAAGCCCCACAGCGTCTATAACGCTGTCAAAAGAGGTGAACTCAAGAATGTCAAAGCCACAGACGATTGGGGGCGCAGAACGCATGGCAAGGGCTTATTCCTCTCAACAGTCACCATCGCACCCATGAACTTCACCGCCTTGCAACAGGCATGGAACGCTTACCAACCACAAGGAGAAACAGCATGAACATGGAACAAGAATTGGAAGAACTCATTGCCAAGATTTCACCCACCAAAGACATCGCTGGCGGCTTTATGAGTCGTGACCAGATCATTCAACTCATCCGCAAGGTGGCAACTGAGGCATCCCTGATCGGGTACTGCCACGCTGAGAATTTCACCCG